GTCCGCAAATTGTCATCGACAAGACGCAGATCGAGCCGGAAGACGGCGATTGGATACCGCGGTCTTTCAAGGTGTGGAAGCGCGACAGCATTGGAAACATGGGGGGCGCGAAGCCGTTCGATATGTTCCAGGTCAACAGCGCGCTTGGGGAAATGCTCGCGATCGAGCAGCGCGCCATGATGCTGGCGGATGAGGTTGCAGGCATGCCCGCGTTTGCGCAGGGCGAGCAGGGCACGGGCGTCACGAAGACCGCGCAGGGCATGGCGATCCTCACGTCGGCGGGCAACATCGTGTTCCGCAAGATCGTGAAGCAGTTCGATGACGACGTGCCCGAGACGCTGATCCGGCGATTTTTCGACTGGAACATGCAGTTCAGCCCGCGCGAGGAAATCAAGGGCGACCACAAGGTCATCGCGCGCGGCTCCAGCGTCTTGATGGTGCGCGAGATGCAGGCGCAAAACCTGATCGCCATGGCGGATCGCTACGGGGGCCATCCAGTGTTCGGCCCCATGCTGCGCGACAACGGCCTGCCGCTTTTGCGGCGGATCATGCAGGCGCACATGCTGAAGGCCGACGAGATCATCCTGACCGACGATGAGTTCAAAAAGATGCTGGACGACATGGCGGCTCAGGCAGCGGAGGCGGAGGGCGATGGCGGCGCCGAGCAGCGGCGAATGGAGATCGAGACGCGCAAGATCGAACAGGCCGACGCAGAGCTCGACGCCAAAGTTGGCATGGCTAACGCCACCAACGAGATGGCCAAGGAAATCGCCCTGATCCAGCAGGATACCGCGATGATGACTTCCGCGGAGGCTTCCAACAAGGGCGACGCCGATCGCGCCGCCAAAGCGTTCGACAGGCGCGAGGACCGTGCCAGCAAGGAGCGCGGCGTGGCGGTCGAGGTTGGAATGCAGGAGCGCACCGGCGTTAGTTCTGGGGGGTCCGTCTGATGGATGCCCCCCGCGTTGATCGCCACAGCGATACGTGGCGATGCGTGACCGAGCGCGCCAAGGAAATGCTGGACCGCGCCCGCCTCGTCACCGAGGCGCATCGCGTTGACATGCCAGACACCGAGTTTGCCCGAGGCCAAATTGCGGCGCTTCGGGCCATCCAAAGCCTTGGGCAACCACCCAAAGGCTGACGAAATCGCGTCTTGGACCGGCGGCCATGCCGCTTCTCCCTGACCGATCCCGGCAAAGCTCCCCTCGTGGGACCGGCGCCACCCCTGACCACCCGAAAGGGAATACCTCATGGCGATTGAGCCTGATGATGCGTCTGCGCAAGCGGACGGCTTAGACGACGCTGACGTTCTCTGGTCCGAGATGCTCAAGCAGTTCCCGGATGAAGGCGACGAAAGCCAGCAAGACCCCGATGCCGAGGCCGGCGACACGCCGCCCGACGCTGACGAGAGCACCGCTGGTGACAACGATGACGATCCCGACGGCTATGACGACGATGACGAGGACGAGGACGGCGCCGACAAGGTGGCCGCTCTTCGCGCTGAAAACGTCAAGCTGCGCGGCGATCAACGGTCGGCACAGGGACGTGTCGCGGCCATGCGCAAGCAGATGGCCGCGGTAACTGAGGCGGCGGGAACCGAAGACTTCGCCGCTGCCAGGGCGAGCGTTTTGGAGGACTTCCCGGAGATTTCCGCACCGCTCTACGCGGAGCTTGGACAGCTCAAGTCTCAGCTTGCGGCGATGATCGCGGCGCAAGGCTCCGAGCTTGCCGAAGCCGAGCAGAGCGTTGCCCAAAGCCACGCAGCCAACCGCGCTGACCTCGACCGCCATGCCCCCGGCGGCATGGCCTATGTCGCCGCGAACGAAAGCGCGTTCGGGACTTGGATCATGGATCAACCCCTCGCCGATCGCCAAGCGGCGCAGCGCAATGGGGGGCAGATCGAAGACCCCATGGAAGCGGCGGACCTGATCCGGCGGTTTCAGCAATTCCACCAAAAAGACCCTCTGGCGCCCGGCGATCCGCCAAGCGCCCAGCGTAGCCGCCGACAACGCCAGATCGCTTCCACCGCAGGGCCTCGTCGCGAGGGTCGTTCATCCGCTTCGGGCATCCCGAAGGATGGCGACCACTTGGCGATGTTCAACCAGATGGTGGCGGCCGGAATGGGCAAGCGGTAGGGCGCACAACCCTCGAAGGAATAGACGATGGTGAAATATACCGATGCGGGGATCTCGCCGCGCACGCAGACCTATGCCGCCCTCAAGATGCTTCGGCACGCCGGGCCCGTCATGGTGCTGGACAAGCTGGGCGAAACCAAGCCCATGCCCAAGAACAAGGGCTTGGAGATGAAGTTCCGGCGCCCGATCCCGTTCACGGCCTCGACCACGCCGCTGGTCGAGGGTGTGACTCCCGATGGGACGACCTTCGCCTACGAGGATGTGACCGTCAGCCTCCAGCAGTATGGCGACTGGTCGAACTTCACGGACGTGATCGAGGACACGCACGAAGATCCGGTCATCAACAGCATGGCCGAGATGCACGGCGAGAACATCGGCCGCACGATGGAGGCGCTGAACTATGGCGTCGTCAAGGGCGGCACCAGCGTCACCTACGCCACCGGCACCGCGCGCAACGCGACGGCGCACGCGATCTCGCTGACGAAGCAGCGGGCGATCATCCGCTCGATGAAGGCCCAGAAGGCGCAGAAGATCACCTCGATCCTCAGCTCCAGCGTGCTCTACGGCACGCGCTCGGTCCACGGCGCCTATATCGCCGTGGGGCACACGGACCTGGAGAGCGACATCCGCTCCATGCCAGGCTTCAAAGACGTGGCGGATTACGGGACGCGCAGCACGGTTTCCGAATACGAAATCGGGTCTGTCGAGGATGTCCGCTACATCCTGTCCCCGGATCTGGCGCCGTTCCTCGGCGCAGGCGCCTCGGTCGGCTCCACCGGCATGGTCGCGGCCGACGACACGAACATCGACGTCTACCCGATCTTGATCTTCGGCAAATACGCTTGGGCGACGGTTCCCATGCGCGGCGGCGATTCGATCAGCCCGACGGTCATCAGCGCCGGCAAAAAGACCAAGGACGATCCGCTCGGTCAGCGGGGCGTGATGGCTTGGAAGGGGTGGCACGCTGCTGTCATCCTGAACGACGACTGGATGATGCGCTACGAGGTCGCCGTCTCCGCCCTGTGATGCCCCGATACGGGCCGTGCATGATCGCGCGGCCCGTATCGCTTTTGCCTGAAGCCAAGAAGGAGCCACGCCATGAGCGTCGGAAACAGCTACGTCGGCACCTATACCGGAACCGGAGCGGCCATCAATCTTCTGTTGGGGTTCATTCCTGACCACATCCGCGTCATCAACATCACGGACGCCAACGCCGGCGCCGAGTGGTTCAAGGCAACCCCGGGCACCACCGTCGCCCTTGCAGGTGCGCTGTCGAAGGTCACGAGCAACGGCATCACCGCCTATGCGGGCACCGTTGGCGGCGACGCGCCGGGCGTCACCGTGGGAACCACCGTCTCGGTGAACGGGAAGGTCTACCACTACATCGCCTCGCGCGGGAAATAAGGAGCGACCCATGCCTGTCAACACCTACACCCGCGAGAATGCCATTTTGGCGTTGCGCGTCGGGGGCGGCGGCACCCTGACGGAAAACACGAAGGTGCTCGGATCGCTGCTCGCCGGCACCGCCGGGCCGATGGAGCCGCAGCCCGCCATCGCCGACCTCACCACCAGCGCATCCGGCACCGAAATCTCCGTCGCGGTCAACCGGATAATCGCGGCCCTCGTGCTGGCCGGGTTCGTCACCGCAGCCTGACGCCTACCCAGACTGACGCAGCGACCTAAGCCCTGGCCCTCAACGGCCGGGGCTTTTTGCTGCGCACCCCCCAGCAAGGCGAGTTTGAAATGCCGACGATAAAGCTCAACGAAGCAACCCCGGCGGAGCTGCGAACGGTAGCCGTCCATCTTGGTCTGGATGTCTCGCAGCATCACACGGGCGCAAAGACCCTTGCGACCATCCGAACCGCTTACGAGCAGGATGAATACGTCTTGCCAGATGAAGGCGAGCCTTCGGTTCAGGCCTTGCACAAGGGCAATCGACACCCCGCCAAGGAGCCACGGATAAAGCCCGGTTTTAGCGAAATCCGCCTGGCGGTCCTTGAAGGCCAGCTTCCGTATGGGCGCGTTTCCATCAACGGGCGCGTATTCAAAATGATGCGCGACGTCCCTGTCGTCGTCCCAAACTCGGTGACTCAGGCGCTGGATAACGCCGTGCAAGACCGCCCTGTCCGTGACGAGAACGGCCGCTTGGTCGGTTGGCAAAAGGTCAAGCGCGAGCCCTACCAACTGATCGAGCGGGGCTGACATGACGTTTCTGGAATTGTGTCGCAAGACGGCGCAGGAGAGCGGAACCGTGTCTGGCCTTGCACTCCCTGCGACGGTTGTGAACCAAACCGGGAACATCAAAAAGATCATCGGCTGGACCTATGACGCTTGGATCGACGTCCAGCAGATGAAGAACGACTGGCTCTGGATGCGCCATGAGTTCAGCAAGGTGCTGCTTGCCGATCTTGGCGTCTACGGTGCGGTGAGCCTCGATGCCACGCGGCATTCAAAATTCATCAAGACCGCGGACGTGACGATTTCGGACCCAAACGATACCAACCGTCGCGAGAACAGCCTGAAGTTCATCGAGTGGCCGGATTTTCGTTCGAAGCGCCTGACCGGCAAAGCGCGCGATGCGAGAAACCGCCCGATCGAGTGGAGCGTCAATCCGCAGGGCGAGCTTGTCATTTGGCCCACGCCCGACATCGTTTATCAGATCCGCGGCGAATATCAGAAGGCCCCGCAGTCGCTTGAGGTGGACACCGACGTTCCTGAGATGCCCGCGCAATATCACAGCCTAATTTGGCGTGAGGCGTTGGTCTTGCTCGCAGTGGGCACCGAGAGTTTTGAGCAACTGCCCGATTGGAAGCTGGCCGCCGCGAAGTCGCGTTTGCGCTTGGCGAACGACCAGCTTCCCACGCTCAGCTTCCGCGCGATGAGGCCGATCGCATGACCCAGATCCCGGTTTCATTCGCGCTCGCCGGCGGCTTGGACCTTGCGACCCCCGCGATGGCAATGTCGCCGGGGAGCGCGATCGGCGGCTTTAATTACGAGCCCGACATCAAGGGCTACCGGCGCCTGACCGGATACGAGCGCATGGATGGCCTCCCGGCCCCTTCGGACGCCGCCTACGCCATGATCTACTTCTCAAGCGGGAGTGCGGCGATCTCGGCGGCAGACACGCTCACGGGCGCGACCAGCGGCGCTACGGGCATCGTGGTCGTTGACGCCACAGTGACGGCCGGAACTGTCGCGGGCGGCGATGCTGTAGGATACGTCGCTCTTGCCGCCATCACGGGCACGTTCGCATCGGGCGAAGCGTTGGAGGTGTCGTCGTCCGATGTGGCCACCAGCACCAGCGTCGCTGTGACGGGCGGCGCCCCGAGCGACGCCGAGAACACCGCTTGGCTGCTGGCGGAGCGGACCCGGCGGCGCGCGCTGATCGCCAAGCCCGCAGGCGAGGGCCCCGTGCGCGGCGTCTGGTCGTTCG